ACATGCAGATGAAGTTGGAGCTAAGATGATTGGTTTTCAAACTTCAAAAAATTGGTTTTACTCACATAAAAAATATAGGTATAGAGGATATGTCTTAGGCAAAATGTACGCTTGGAAAAAAGATAATAGTTTTAATTATCATTTACCTTTTGTCCCTATGGAAGATTTCCATTTTTCTGCAATGCATTTAGTTAATTATGGTTTATTGCTTTTATGTGATTATTTGTGGCCAAACGCTGTTCACTTTCAAGGCGGTGGGCTTGGAACAAGAGATGAACGGTATGATAACCATAAATACGCAACTAAATATTTATCTAAAAAATACCCACAACTATTAAAGAAAAAAAATAGACCTGACGATTATCCTGATTTGCGTTTTCCTTATATGTCTGATGATAAGTTTTATTATTGGCGTAATAAATATATAGAGTTTATTAAAGAATATAAATTCAATGACAAAGAAATGTCATGGGAAAAGATTAGAATATAAATATGATAGAAGATTTAATAGAAATAATAAAATCAATAGACATTGGTAAATACACACAAGACGAATATAGAGATATAGTTGACGAAATTGTTGTCCATTGGAAAGCAAAAAAATATGATGAAATGTATGACAACATGGGCTGGAGAGATGTAGGCGGTCAAAGTTGATAGACATAAGGTTACGTTCAAAAATATCACAAGAAGAACTAGACCAAAAAGTCGGTAAAATTTTAACTGATGAAGATTATAATTTAGTAATTTCTAAAGACACTACTGTTCGTTTTCCCAATGGCAAAGTTGGTGCAATATTTTTAAAAGAATCTATTCCAGAAAAACTAGCTGATGATTCTTACGAAGTTTTACACGGTTTAAAAAAACTACAAACAACAAATAGGGGTATGGCTAGTGGTACGCCAAGACTAAAAAGAAATAGCGGCGGAACGAGAAGCGATACTGCTAAACCTATTGCTAGTGCAATTATTGGAAACCTAGACGCAGTTGGACCAATGCAATATTGCAGACTTACAGCTTTTAGTGGTAAAGAATTTGATAAATATTCTAGCTTGTTTCCTTTGTTTGAATTTATTGGGGAAATGATGAAAGAGCATGCGCCCGAAAGGTATAACGCACAAATGGAATTTATTAAAAGAACAAATGAAGATTGGGTAATTCCTAATACACCGTTTACAACTATAACTGTTAACAACTCTTATCCTACTGGCGTCCATACAGACAAAGGAGATTTAGACGAGGGCATATCTACTTTAGCTTGTATTAAAAAGGGCGATTGTCAAGGTGGGTATCTTGTTTTACCAGAATTTAGAATAGCTTTTAAAATGGGACATAGGGACTTATTAATTTTTGATGCTCATCAATGGCATGGTAATACTGAATTACAAATGAACAGCGAAGACGCTGAACGAATAAGTATTGTATCTTACTATCGTACTAAGATGGAAGAATGCGGAACTGCTGAAGAAGAATACGAAAAGAGATTAGCGTATGCAGAAAGAAGAATCAACAAGTAGGGCAGAATGGGACGCAGAGAACGAAACGTTCCAAGAATACAAACAAAGAAGACATGCTGGTTGGTCGGGTATGGGTTTGCCTAATTCAGAAAAAAGGCAGGCAGGTAAGTGTCCAAATTCAAATGAATATAAAAATAAATGTAAATGCAGGACTTGTATAAACAGAAGAAACAGGGCTAAAGGTCGCAGGAAACAAAATATAGCTCGAAAAAAATTAGGTATTAAAGATAATAGGTTTCACGGTGCAGACGCACACGAAGAAAATTGGGCAACAGGTTTGCGTGTTGAAGTTAAAGCTGGTAAGCAAGTTAATCCAATAGCAACATTTTTTAATAAATGTAAGTTACAGTCTGATATGTCGCATAGGGCTTTCGGAGGTATGGGCAAACCTTTTATACAGGTTTCAATGCCCGATAATTCCACTAAAGGAATTGTTAGTTTTGAATTAGATGATATTGAAAATGTTTGTGTAGAAGTCTTGAAGAATTTTGGTTATGACTTTGATAAAGAATGAGATTAGCTGGTGTTAAACAAGGCACCCAATTTACATCACTATTCGTGATACTGAAAGGAGGTATTATCCAGCCCGTCCGTAATTCTCTTACGGCTCTATTCCAGTAATCTCGTTATTCTTTTAGCTTACTTCTTTTGTGGTGTTTTTTCTAGTCCACAAAATCGGCATTTCATTATGACGTCTAAATCAATAAACCCATGACCGTCTTTATTGCAATCGTGGGGTACTGGTACGTCTTTAATGTGTTCGCCAAGCATTGACCAATGTTTGACTAAAGCGTAAGGTGTAAATGTCATACCTTTAAATTTTTGTTTATACATTTCCGCACGCTCAGTTACTTCGTCAGGTGTTGCCCCAGCTTCCCTTAAATCTTTAACACATTTATTCCAACCGCTTCTCTCTACTTGTGTTGTTGGCTTATATCCCATAGCGTTTTCTAATGCTATATAGATTGCACCATTATTCTTTGTGTTAGTTGACTTTAGTTTGTGGCTCTCTGACGAACTTGGGGGTAGCTCATATTTGGTCGGGGGTTGTTCGTATATGAACGGATTTTTTCGCATAACAGTATATAAGTTACTTGTTTGCTCATTTGTTTCCTTATCATATCTAGCCTCAACCAAAATAGCACCCGCTTTTTTTAGTTCATTTAAAGCACGTTTAACAGTAGAATTAGAAGTATGCATACGCTTTGATAATGTTGAAATGGCGGGAAAGCAAGTCCCGTCATCTTTATCTGCATATCTGTTTAAAACTGCATACAACCTAACAGCTTGTGCCGAAATAGGTAAGTCAATTACCCATTCAGGCACTATGCTGTAATATTCGTCTGCTTTAATATAGTCCATTTAGAAAGGCGCTTCATTTTCGTCTGTCGGTGTTTTGGCTACTGGCTTTGAATCTTCTTTAGCTTGTAATAAAGATTCGATTAGCGCAGAAGCTTCCTTACCGGACATACCGTTGCTTACCTTTTCTTGTGCTTCATCGCCCATTGACTTTGGAACTTCCTTTATCAATCTCTTAATAAAGCCAAGTTGTTTGTCGGACGGCTTGTTGCTATTACCACCACTATATGTAGTAGGTGCTGAAACTTCTTTAGGGTATTTGTATGTTGTACCCTGCCCAAGTTTCATTAGCATATCTGTTTTGGATTCCGTAAAGCTATCAATTTCATCAATGTCAATTAATCCTGCAACACATAAATCTATTGCACCTTTAAATGAACATTGACCAACTATTAGCTTTTGTTTGTCTTCCATTTTTACCTCATTTCCATTTAGTACGCATACGCTCATGGCTTTTGCCATAATTATTACGTCCACGTTTTTTGCTTTTTTGTTTTCTACGTTGTTTTCTACTCATAAGATTGTTGGAGAGCGAAACTTTGTTGGGCGTCTTCCCAATTATCAGTAGGGTGTGATAGTAATCTATAAGAATAACTACCAGCGTCTTTCCCCCTTTTTGTTTCAATCTTCCAACCCTCATTTCGTAGTTCGTAGATTTGGTGTTGGAATCTACTACACAATAGTTCGTGATTCAATTCCCAATTTTTTATAGGGTTAGTTGAATTTCTATATTTCATAAGGACATAGCCAACTAAATCCTTTTGGCTAGAAATTCTAAACCCACCAGAATATTCAGGGATTAACTCGCCTCTAAAAGCTAACGGGTAGCCCTCAATGTTTTTAGTTACATCTCGTCTACCCATTGCTTAATCCCCTTTTAGTATCGTCAGCAATTCTTGTCATGATAAAATCATCAAGCAAAATATCGTTGACGAACTCAGTCTTATTCCAGATTGGCGTATTGCTTATGTAGGTCATCGGCTCGGGAAGTTTCCCTTGATGTTTCCACATAACAATGGTCTGCCTATCTTTTTCTAAAAGGTTTGCAATTTCTTGCACCCCAATTAATTCATAAGTCCTATTAGACATTTTCTAATATTCCTTTCACTTTGTTTGTTAAAGAATCATCTGTATAGACAATCTTCTTAGCTTTTTGCTCTAGTCTTTTCATTGAAGACTCTACGCTTCGTGCATTATGATTCCAAATTTCGTAGGAATTAAACGCATTTAAAACGCCCCAAGCGTCCCCGTTGTTTCGGTCACTAAGATAAAGCTGGGTAATTAATCTTTTATTCTTTTCCCAGCCTTTTAATCTACGTTCATAAGATTTTTCTTCTTCTGTGTCGTAGTCTTCTTTTAATGTTGGTCTAGGTATTGCACCTAAATATATTTTCTCAAATTGTTTATCAGTAATTTCTTTTTCAATTAACTGATTTACTTCAAGAGAAAATTCATCAAAGAATTTCCCTGCTATACCAAGCACATTTCTTGCTTCGTCAATTTTACCATTGATTGAAGAAGTATGTCTAACGCTAAATACGTTGTTGGCTTCTTTTATCGCTAGTCTTAATGTGTTTTGGCAAGATATTCTTATTGGCGTCATAACAACTTTCAATGCACCGCTACCGTCATGTGTATTAACTAATAACATGTAAGGGTCAATTCCGTCATTAACGTTTAACGCTTTGTTTACTTTCATAAGTATCCAAATTGTTTTACCGCCATTAAATGACCCAGCGCTTTCGTAAACAGCTTCGCTTGAATCCACAATATTATCCATGAATCTAAAAGCTTCACTATTTTGTACTGGGTTATATCTACTTCCGACAACGCCTAAGCAATCATCTCTATCTTTGACTACGGCAAATTTATCTGGAACTCTTGTAAAGTCAGGGCTATAAGTATCCCCTGAATTAAAATACATTTTTTCCAATTCAACTTCCCAATCTAAGTTAGCTTTTTCCATTGCTTCGGAACTTGTCATACAATCACTTGTATCTATTCCTAATTGGTGCCAATGGGTATTTCTTGATTCGCCAATCATTCTGTACCCTCAGGTCTAATACCAATTTGCTCATCGGTAGCTTTAATCCATTCGGGAAGCAAATCGTCCCCAAATATTTCTTTTTGTTTTTGGTCTAGTTTTTCCGTCATTTTTCTTTTTGCTATATGTTGAAGAACAGCTTCTACAACTGTTCCAACTAATAACACAAAAATTATTGATATCATAATTGACCAAGCTATGACACCTAACGGCTCCATATTTAATATGGAATTTTGTAATGTGTTTAACATTATTTTCCTTTCATTTGTTTTTTGGTTATTTCAATTTCTTTTAAACGCTTTTCTAGTTCAGCAGCTTCTTCATCAAGTTCAGCTAATTTCTTAGTGCCTTTGATTTCTTCAACTGCTTCAACTAATTCGGGATAGTCTTTGTGGTCTTTGTCGACAAGTATTTTGCCGTCTTTGTCCACTAGCTCTTTAACCGCAGTTAATTTAGCAAATGCTTCCCTACGTCTTTTTCGTTCTGCCCATGCTTCTACAAGCGAATACATAACATCATCATTAGGTAATTTAAAATTATCTCTTTCATAATTTCTAGTTAGCTCTAGTTGATATTCTTCTTCCGTTTGTATGTGTTGTTTAGGCGAAGCGCAATAATAATTATTTCTATAATTACGCATTCTTAACACCATAGTATCTTTGTAAAGTCGTTTACCACATACTCTACATTCCCTATACGCATAGCTTTTTGGTAGATGTCTTTCATCTAACCTAACTTTGTAGAACAGACTTCCTTCATCTGCTTCAAGTTCGGAAGCTAATAAGTCTTCATCTTCATGAATCATTATTAACTAATTTCTTGGGTAGTCAATATTTAGAGGTATTATTTTCATATACTCATCTGACCAAATGTTTTTCTTTTCTTTATCGGTCAGAGTTTTATATGCTTTAACTTTTTCCTCATTAGTTAAGACCACCCATTCTTTGTAAGACTTAAATTCAGGTCTTTGCTTAACCTTTTTTTCAGTCTTGGGTTTTTTACTCATATTTCTCTTTTCTGTATTGGTATATAAATACCACAGGTAGCACCACCGCGATTTTTAGAATGGTATATCTAAGCGGTTGCCCGTATAGATTTCTCAACTCTTACATCTTTATATCTTTGGTAATGCTACCTAGCTATTTATAAAGCCCATTCATAATAATACTGCTTATGCTTGTTTGAATCATTACATTGGCAACTCATACTGTGAATGTGCATTTCTTCGTTTTGCTTTAATACAAAAACAATCTTACGTAAATTCGGAAATTCTGTGTTTTTATTACAAACATGTTTTTCGTTTTTTAGCGCTTTGATTATTCTTGCTTTTTCTGTTTCGTTCATTTTAGTATCTATTATCTATCCATTGGAACAACCTCAATACAGGTTTCCAAGTTATATTTTTGTTATACATAATATCTAATAAAAAGTTTCGAAACTTATTTATTAATTGTTCCATTTCTTCCTTTCGTATTTTGTTTATAAATACTAAAGAGCCTGCAACCCCGTACGTATTCGGGGAGAACATGTTTAGGCTGCAAGCTCTAACTATTTACTATATTGATTTTGACCAAGTTTCAATAGCTTCCATTCCTAAAGCTTTGCAACATCTACTTATGTCAATTTCAGTATCACAACTTCCGACTCTGTCAACAAGATTGTCAACTAGACCTGTAATAGCAGCCCCAGCGACAAGCACGTCTTCAGAACTTATGTTCTTTCCGTTGTCTTGACACAAATCAATAATATGACTCATGACAAGTTCTTTTATTTCGTTCATTTTTTCCTTTCAGTTAGGTGCTTGACCTGAAGCAAGGTATCACACAGGGCAAAGCTACAAGACTTTCTTATAGCTTCAATTTGCAACAGGTCTTACACCTAGTTTTGTTTATCTAATGATGAAAAAGGATTCCATCCAGTGTTCTCTTATACACCCTTTGACAGAATCTAATTCATCTGCGCGACACTTACGTAAATTATATTTACGAGCATTGCATTCTTTATACACAGATTTTTTATTATCCATATACACCTCACTTTCTATATATATGAAATAAGAAAGGAAAGTGAGTGATAATTATTTGCATAATTACCATAAGGCGCTCGGATTAGGCAGGCACATAGACGCCTAACCCTATGGAAATTGTGAGCGCCCTAGCTAATTACTTTATATCAGTAGTGATACAAAAATCGTAACCAGTCCAGTTAGTGTCAGAATAACAAGTTTCAAATACATCTAGTTTTTCTTCAATATAATGGACTAATTCTTTAAGGTTTTTACAAGACCTAATTGTTCGCCAATCAACGTCTGCTTTACCTCGTCTGTCTTCTTTATAAGGTGCAACTTTATAATCTGTTACGCTACAAATAACATAATCAGATTCTTTGTTACCCTGTCTTTCGTCAACATAGATTCCACCTTTCCAGTGTTCATCAAAGCTGTTGAAAGCATTTCTAGTTTTTTGATTGTTCTTGAAGATAAAAGTACCGATACCCATATCATCATGACCACCACCAAAATAAAGTACTTGGTTACCGTCTGCTAAGTCAATGACCTTGTAAATGTTCCATTGCTTATCTGCGTGTCTACCATAATTTATTAAAGTAGTTTGTATTTCTTTAACTATTTTGTTGAATCCTCTATTGATATTAAAACCAGTAGCTGAATCATAGTTTTGTATATTTGTTTTCATTTTGTTTTCCCCTTTCATAAGGATTTGTTTTTGTTTTTTGTTTTGATACTATAAGTATCTTTCTGCCCACCAAATTGATGAGCAGTAAGATAGTTACTTTTTGTAAGATTCTTTTTCAAGAATATCCTTACCTATTTTTATAGCTAATAGTTTTGTTGAAGATTCTTTTTTAATTTGACTTAGTCTTTTAGATTGTAAGCTAGTAAGTTTGATACCATTTTTATTGATATCAACAAGTGATTGCCATTCAGCTTGTAACTTAGCAACTTCAGCTTCTTCATTTTTTATTTGTTCTTCAACTTCCTTTTTAGTCATAGTAAATTCATACATAATTTATTACCTTTCATTTTTTGTTAGTGATACTATAAGTATCTATCTGCACACCCTAAGATGTGCAGTTAGATAATTATCTTCTTGATTTATTAATTGGCTTAACGCTGAAAGCAACGTTGTCGCCTGTTCTTGTGACTC